GCGAAAGCTGCCATCCAAGGCACTCCAATAAGGTCTTTGTCTTTGCAAGCGGTTACGTATTTGTAACCAGTACGATTACCTACACTGCCTTTGTTAGTGCCTTGCTTATACTGCTTTGCATTATCGGGATAGTTGGCTGCTCCTTTGCCAGAACCAGCGTAGGAATCGCCCAAATTAAGCCAAAGCGTACCCTCTGGCTTCAACACACGATATACCTCTGCAAATACCTCTGTGAGCCTGTCAATGTATTCAGATGGTGATTTCTCTAAACCTATCTGACCATCTACGTTGTAGTCGCGGAGTCCGAAGTATGGTGGTGAAGTCACGCAACAGTCAATGCAGTTATCGGGTAATTTTTTGAGTCCTGTAAGGCAGTCTTCGTTATAAACCTTGTTTATTTCCATGTAACATTATTCCAGTAATGTATCAGAATGGGGCATCGTCTTCAGTAGGTGCGGCAAATGGCATATCTGATCCCGTTTCTGGTTCATCAAACATACTTGTCTGCTTTCCTATATCATCGCGCCAACCATAAACACGTTTCTCGTCGTTGGAGTTTTTGAAGCGTCGGCTCTCTATCTCATAGTACATACCTACGAGATAGTCCTGAGTACCCATCATGCGGTCTTTGGAAACTTCCAGAACATTTGAAAACTCAAAGAACTTCTGAATATTGGCAGCACCAAAGAACTCACCACCCATCTTTCGGAAGTCGTTATTGACTCTGTGCATGATAAAGATGTAGTCGGCAGCGTCAATAATTGCCGATGTACCGCTAATATCAGTCTTACGGATGAAAGTTGTGGTCTTTCTCGGATGGGCTACGAGGATAATAATTGCCTTACTCTTCTTCTTAAACTCTACAAGTTGATTGATAAGTTCTTTCTGCTTCTTGTTGCTGTCACCGTCGAACACGTCAATGTCGAGACTGAACAAGTTATCAAGAATGAATATTCTGACACCCAATGCAACAAGTTCCTGCATATCGGAAAAGATTTGCTCCCACTTGTTTGAGTATTCGTTGTTATAGAGAAAGAACTTTCCGTCAGTCCAATCATCTATCTTCTTCGATATATCATCGGGAACATACCAATACTTTCCGTTACTGCTTTGTTTAAGAAACTCTTTTCCTGCGGCAACCATCTGAATCCATGACTTCAACACGTCAGGTCTTAACTCACCACTCCACAATGCAACTTTGAAACATTGCTGAATAGCGTTAAGAAGCAAAGAGTTTAACCAGGAACTTTTACCAGATGCGTTTGAACCGCTAACTATGATAAGACTGGCAAAGAATAACCTGCGTATTGCCTTGTCAAGTTCGGTGTAACCAGTTTTGATACCTTCCAACTCATTGACATTGACTTTCGCAATATCTTTCAGAGAAAACCATTTCTTACCAAGTTCAGGAGTTTCTGGCTTTATCGTCGGCTGTGGCTGTTGTCTTGGTGCAACTGCCCTCTGTTGTGGTTGGTACTGTTGTTGCTGTCTCGGCTGATACGCATTAGGATCAAGCATCTGCCTGACTTCTTGCCATGTATGTTGCTGACAAGTATTGTGCAAACAGGTGTACTTGATTGCCCCGCTTGCCATCTGAATAATGGCGGCATCCTTACCTTTGTGCTCTGGATTGAAAAAGCAATGGTCTAAGACGTACTTAGTCCACTTCGCACACGTCTCTTTCTTATACTGGACGTTGTGGTCATTCAGAAACTTCTCCAAATCAAAAGGCTCATTGGTGTTGCCACCTCTATACGGAAGTGTAGGCTTCGGCTCTTCTTTCGGCAAAAGACTGGCTACGGATTGGAAGAGGGAAATGTCTGTTACCTTAATCTCTGAAGGTACATAGACTATCTCTGACATTCTCCATGGCCGTTCTGGAAGGTTTGCACCTTTCTTCGCCGTAGTGCCATAGAGTTTGCAGATACGGGCGGCATTGAATACCGATTCGTCAATGTCAACCTTTTCATCGGTAAACATCAGGGCTACGGACTGGAGGAACTGCGAAAGCATATCTCTCACTTCCTCGGTGTTCGGCATATCCACCTTATAAACGGTGTGCCAGCCATTACCTGACTTACATATTACAGGGTCATTGAATCCACATCTTTTCAGATAGGAATAAACCTGCTGTGCTTTCTTATGAGCAAGTTCAAACTCTTCATCAGTGGCGTTTGTTCCTGAGACGCGGACTGGATCATAGTCTATCAATACCCAAGTGCGACGTGTGATGTTGTTGTCATTCGTCGTAGTCTTCGGACTCTTGATAATCTTTTCGCACTGAGCGCGACCGTAACAGCCATCGTCAATCTCATTCAGAGTGAAATATATCTGTTCGTCGGGAAGTTCCTCGTAAGGCTTAATATCTTCGATCAGTTTGTCGATATTCTTGTAGTAACCGCTATAAGCAAACTTTCCAAGCAATCGTATCTCTACTAACTCGGAATCGTTCTTGAAGACGTGCCACCACTGCCTCAGAGTATTCTCGTTAATCATTCTGTTTTATCCATTGTTTTGTTCGGCTGCTCCATATCCATTCGTACATACTCCAAGCGACCTTTGCGCCATCAGGACGGGTATCATCGGTGTAACCGTCATTGAGTTGGTCGATGTAACCATTGAACATTAAGCATTGCCGTTCGTCATTCCAATACTGGAAGATACCATCGGTTGTAGGATGGTACTCGTTTGTTTTATCAAACTTGTCAGGGTCGTAGATGGTATCATTACCTTTGACGATAACATCATAGAAGATTTTGTCTCGTAGGTATCTCTGAAAGTCTTTGCAGAAAGAACGGTCACGACTGCTGACATATACCCTGACATGAGGTAACACACGTTCCTTTTCTTCGTCAGATAGTTTCTGCCATTGTTCGAGGGAATCTTTCTTTGAGCCTTTCTTATTGTAAGCAAGCCAAACTTCTTCAAACTTTTCGTCCTTTTCTTTTTTTACTTTTTCTTTTTTCTTCTTCTGTTCTGTAGAAGGAATACTATCTACGTTATCTTTCTTTATTTCTTCTCTTTCATTATTTATTATATTGTGGTCGTTTGCTGGTCGTTTGTTGGTCGTTTGTTGGTCGTTTGCATCTTCAAACGATTGCCAACTATCATAATTACAGATAGTTATGATAGTATATTTGTTGGTCGTTTGTTGGTCGATATATCCAGTTGACGTAAGTTTCTCCAAGCAAGTCCTAACCTGACGTTCTGTTAGGTTGAACTCTTCGCTTAGTGACTTACGACCTGTTAGCAACTGACCTCTTTTTACCTCAACACCTTGCCATCTGCCATCTTTATAGTTTGCCTTAAACAGCAAACGAAAGAAGAAATAACAAATGGTTGGGTTTGACAGCCATTCAAACTCAGATACTCTCTCTCTTGAAAAACGCATAAAGCCTTTGCACATTTTTGTAGAAGTTTAATATAGTAGAAGAATTGCAAAGGAGGGAAGAGCCTTCTACTTACTCTTATTAGACGGGGATCAATCCGTCCTATCCCTCACTTGCAAAGGTACGGCCATTATCTACGATAATACGGCAATTCTTTGGTAATCATCGCTTTTTACGAAATCATTTCCAATTCTTCGCTATTGGACTCTTCAAACCGCATTTCCTGTTGACGGCACTGAGGTAATTGGGGTCTTTCCTTAGTCCAAGATAACGAGCGCGTTTCTGAACCAATGGAATAGAAATACCAAGCCTCTGCGAAAGTTCTTTGTTTGAAGTTGTAGCGTAATTCGCTTCCAAGTATTTTCTTTCTTCTCCTATACTCATAATAATAAAGAAGAATATTAATCTTTAATAAAGAGGAATAAGGTGCGGCCAAGTTTTACATTCACGACCTTTCTCTTTCGAGACTTATCAGAACTTCATTCCTCGCGGGCACGGGATAGGGGTGGAGGTAGAGGGAGTCGAACCCTCGTCCAAATTGACCTATCATAGAAACTTGTTACGTGCGTTGGGGCTGACCAGACTCACGTCGGGCGAGCGTTCCACCACCTTGTTTGTCGTCTAACAAGGAAATCCACATTCACGAATAAATAGAACCGCAACTATTATGTTCCTTCGTCAGTTGCTAACGAGGTGCTTACGCTGCTGCCAGCATTGAAGCACGGGGAGTCATATTGACAACCTTAGCGTTTAATTGTTTTGCCATTTCAAGGTATGACTACCTGCACGATTTCTTACCTTCAGTCAACTGTCAAATCCAGATACCCCCGGTTGCCACTGATTAACTGGCTCAGTGGCTAAGCCTCGATAGACACCTACTTCGTAGATGCTCAGAAGGGTAGGTCATCGGCACTACCACCTGCATCGTCTTGATCAGACTGAGGTGGTGGGAATGGTGCATTGTTCTGAGGTTGGGCGGCAGGTGCGGGTGCTGCTTGCTGCGGTCTCAGAATGTTGTATGCCTGAATCTCATTGAACCAACGACCATTGTACTCATGCGCGTCAATATCGAATTGAACGGTTACAGTCTCGTCTTTACGGAGATTGAACTGTTTCAGTCTGTCCTCACCGAATATCTTAAAGCACATCTTCTTTGGATATTGACCAGGAATCTCAATCACGTACTCCCGTGACATCCAAGGATTGCCAGTTCTTTGCGACACACCTGATTGTGTAGGCATTGCCGCTATAAGTTTACCTGTTACTTCCATACCTTATTTATATTCGTTGATAATAGACTGCATCTTATTGATGCGCTCGATCTGTTGCCGTAAGTAGTCAACCGCCAATCCAGTACGTGTCAACAATAGTTCTTGCATTTCAATATCGGCAGGAATGCGCAAAACTTTCAGTTGCTTCGACTTTGAAGTGCGCGGGTCGTAACTGATAAAGTCACAGAACTCTACATTAGTATCAAACTGTTTGCTTACACAAACCATGTTGTACTGACACTGAACGTAATACTGGAGGTTATCCTCTTTCAAGTCCTCTGGCTTCTCATAAAGGAAGTGTCTGAGGTGGACTGCAGGATTGAAAGGCGACTTGATTTCAATGATACCTTTGTAGCCATCGGTGTCCTGAGTGTTCCTTACGATACCGTCAGGACTGCCACCTGCGAAGTTCTCAAAGCCTTTGAGAGCGATGAAAGGAGAATCCAGAACTTCGTAACCAGTGGCTTCGATGTAGCGGTTTCTCGCTCCCTCTTCCCAGAACGTACCCCATTGCATAGCCTTGTTGGAAGGTCTGTCTTCCATGTACTCGATGAAAGAGTTATCGGGCATATACATTTCCGCAACCTTATCGTCGAGGTAAGTATATGTGCCAGTGCTAAACGGTACGTCCACTTTCTTCGTCTCAGGAAGTTTGGCGCGAGGATGCTCTTGACGAAACTGTTCCTGCTCTTCCTGAGTCAGAGGAACTTCACCTTTGCTATTGTTTAGCAATACGTAACATTCCGATGCAGTAACCTTACCCTTGCGGGCAAGATACCACTCTGTTGTTCGCTGTAAGTCGTTTGCCATAGCAATTACTTTTTATCGCCTTTGCCACCGTCACCAAACAAGCCCTTGCTCGGATCAACTTCCTCGGCTGTTGCTTCCTGAGTCGGCTCACAGTCAACATACTCAGTCTCGAAAGCATCAATGTTGATGTCTTCACCATCAAGATTGTCTGCCTTAACGACGGCTTGG